GTTTTCAGGCTGGAGATGCTGTAACCACTGGCTCTGACAATACTTTTCTGGGCGATTCTGCCGGAGGAGCAATAACAACCGGAAGCGATAATACCGCAATTGGTTCAGGGGCTTTATTGGTAGCAACGACAGCCTCCACTAACACGGCGGTGGGGACATTGGCTTTGACGGCTAATAGTTCTGGTACGGACAATACGGCAGTCGGATACGCGGCAGGTGACGCTGTAACAACGGGAAGCACAAACACCTTTGTCGGTGACAACGCTGGAGGGGCTACGACAACAGCGAGTAGCAATACTGCCGTTGGCGCTAGTGCTTTGCTGGTTAATTCTACCGGAGCCAACAACACCGCAGTTGGCTATAACTCTTTAGCAGCAAACACCACAGCCGACAATAATACCGCAGTCGGTAAAGATGCTTTGTTAGCTAATACCACAGGAACAAGAAATGCAGCACTAGGAGCTTTTGCTTTAGATAGCAATACAACTGCTAGTGATAACACAGGTTTAGGTTATGGTGCTTTAGCAACTAATAGCACAGGAGCCTCGAATACTGCTGTCGGCGCTTCTGCCCTAGTTGCAAGCACCACAGGTGCATCTAATACTGCTGTCGGTAAGGCTTCTTTAGAAGCCAACACAACTGGAGGAACGAATACTGCCCTGGGACAGAACTCTCTCGCAGCAAACACCACAGTAAGCGGAATGACTGCTGTTGGGTATAACGCTTTTGCAGCCAACACTACAGGAACTCACGGAACAGCCGTTGGCCTTAATGCTTTAGCTGCTAATACAACCGGAATCAGGAATACGGCTGTGGGTAATGGGGCTTTAGATGTCAACACAGAGGGCGAGAGAAATGTGGCGCTTGGTCAGGATGCGCTAGGGTCTAATACTACTGGCAGCAAGAATATTGCAATAGGACAAGCCGCCCTCGATGCAAATACAACAACAGATGCAAACACGGCGATTGGCTATGCGGCTTTAGGGGCTGCTACGGCAGACAATAACACCGCAGTTGGATATTATGCTTTATTGAGCAACACCACAGGACAATACAATGTTTGTTTGGGTTCATTAGCAGGTGATGCTGTCACGACAGGAGGTGCTAATACCCTCATTGGGTATCAGGCAGGAACACATGATGTCAACCTGACAACCGGAGGTGATAACACGCTTATTGGTGCTTACAATGATGTTTCTGCTTCAGACGCTTCCAATCAGATCGTAATTGGAACAAATTTAACCTCAAAAGGAGATAGTACCGCTTTTATTGAGGGGGTTCCTTACAATGGCAACAATCAGTCGGCTTGGAGTACGACTTCTGATGAGCGAATCAAGAAAAACATATCGGACAACTCAATAGGTTTGAGCAAACTCAATCAGATACAAGTCAGAAACTTTGAGTACAGAACGCCAGAGGAAGTGACTGATTTGCCTAAACATGCAGCGATTGACACTCAAGGTGTTCAGGTCGGAGTTATTGCTCAAGAAATAGAAACTGTTTTGCCTGATGTGGTTAAAGAAGAAAGTACGGGAGCCAAGAGTGTTAATCCAGAGAACATAACTTGGTATCTGGTAAATGCGGTTCAAGAACTGTCTGCGGAAATAGAGGAATTGAAAGCGCAGCCTAAATGTAAATGTCAAGGAGATTAAGATGGCAGTAACGAAAACGCTTACTAAGGCTGTTCCGTACGTTAAATCGAGCAAGGTTGAAAAGTGGGACTTGGAAATGAAGTATGAGAACGATAGCGAAGGCGATGCTACTTATTACACGAGTACCTTTTCGACTATAGTAGAAAACGTAGACTCTCTTTCTGGTGCTACAGTGTTTTCTAAGAAAGCTAAAGGCTCTTGGACTAAGAGCGAGCTTGAAGGAATTTTTCCCACAGCCAAGTGGGATGCGATATTCGCTAGTCAGGTAGACAGTGTAATCACTAATCCACCAGTTAAGCCTGTTCCTGATACAGCCTACACAATTCCTAGCTAATGGCTAATATAAACGTCAATATCTGGACATTACCAGCAGCATTTATGCTGGAGACAGACTTGCCAGGCGAGATGGTGGTTAATCTAAATCAGTATCTTGATGAATTGCTTGAGAGCGAGGAGCGTCGTTCCCATGCAGGCACTCTGGTAGGACAGATTAAGCATGGGCAACAGTTGACGATGAATCACGAAGTTCCTGAGTTAAAGGAATTTTCTGATCTGATCTGTGGTCTTGGCATTGAGTATCTTAAACATTTTGGTCAACAGACTGGAAATATGCTGTCTGGAACCAGAAAAGTTGAGGTCGATGAGCTTTGGTCGGTTCATTCTTTTGAAAGGGACTATAACCCTATTCACGATCATGGAACCAAGACGATAATGGGACTTTCGGTAACAACGTGGACAAAAGTTCCGCAGCAAATATTGGATCAACCAACAGCAGGTACACCGAGTTATAACCTTTACAACGCCAGTGGAGCTTGCGATGGGTACTTATGTTTTCAATATGGAAAAAATTCTTTGATGGATGTGGAGCGTTTATGTCCACCTCAATCTACTTCTCTGCAACCGCAGGTAGGAAAACTTTATATGTTTCCAAGTTGGCTTCAGCACATGGTCTATCCCTTTGAAGGGCCAGGCGAAAGAAGAACAGTTGCAGCTAACTTGAATGTATGGGACATGGATCGTTTTAACGAAAATACAGTCGCACGACAGATTGTCAATTAGGAGGAAATATGGAAATAATTTTTCAAATAATAACTGTAGTTACACTGATTGTTACGGTTGCAAGTCTTATTGCAGCCTCAACACCTACACCCAAAGATGATGTCTGGATTGGCAAGCTGTATAAGCTGATTGATTTACTGGCATTGAATATTGGCAAGGCAAAGCAAAAATGAATTTGTTCAAAAAAATCATTAGTTTTTTTTCTCCCCATGAGGCCAATAAAGAGGTTGTAGAGGAGATTAAAAGTATTCTCAAAGAAGACCTCGTTAGGGCTAGAAACAGCAAAGGCCATTATGTTGCTGATGACCCTGCTACAGAAGAAAATGAGGCTTGGGTGAAGAAGGAAAAGTAATGCGAGAAAAGTTGATTGAAATGCTGAAGTTGCATGAGGGCGTGGAAAGCCATGCTTATGAATGCAGTGCATCCAAAATCACTGTAGGGGTTGGGCGCAATATAGACCCTGAAGGTGGTATTGGCTTGTCTGAGGACGAGATAGACTATCTTTTACAGAACGATATTGACCGTGTTTATGCAGAATTGGACTCTGAATATGACTGGTTTGCTGGTCTTGATAGAGTTCGGCAGGATGCAATAATTGATATTAGCTTTAATTTAGGACAAACACGCCTTAGAGCCTTTAAGAATGCGCTTGCAGGCATGGCTTCTGGGGATTGGAACGAAGCAGCCGATCAGTTTATGGACTCCAGATGGTCTGGACAGGTTGGAAACAGAGCTAAAACATTAACAGAGATGATAAGAACAGGAGAATATTGACATGAGCAGAGGTGGTAGGCTAGGCGGTCAGGGACAAATTCAATACAGTATCAGCTCTTTTAAGAGGTAAAAATGCCCTTAACGAAGTTACAGTTTCAGCCAGGCATTAACAAAGAAGGTACAGAGTACTCTGCTGACGCTGGCTGGTATGACGCTGACAAGGTTCGATTCAGAAAGGGCAGACCTGAAAAGATAGGTGGCTGGGAAAAATACAGCACTAATTCCTTTCTGGGAGTATGCCGATCTTTAGAGGATTGGGTAGTTGTAGACGGCATTGCTTACATTGGCGTTGGAACTCATCTTAAATTTTATGTCAATGAAGGTTCTTCTTTCCATGACATAACTCCTATAAGGGCCACTACGAGTGCTGGTGATGTCACCTTTGCAGCAACCAATGGCTCATCGACAATTACAGTAACAGACTCATCTCATGGTGCGGTAGTTAATGATTTTGTTACCTTTTCAGATTCAGCCAGTTTAGGTGGAAATGTTACGGCTGCTGTTTTGAATCAGGAATATCAGATTGCAAGTGTAGTAAATACTAACTCTTACACAATCACAGCAAAAGACACCTCTGGCGATACTGTTACTGCTAATAGCTCAGATAGCGGCAACGGTGGAAGTAGCGTAGTTGGGGCTTATCAGATCAATATTGGTCTGACCAATTATGTTCAGGGTGTCGGGTGGGGTTCTGATACATGGGGCGCGAGCACCTTTGGTAGTGCCAGCAGTTTATCTGCCGCAGGCCAGTTACGATTATACAGTCAGGATGTCTTTGGCGATGATCTGGTTTTCAATGTA